ACGAACAACAGCAGCTACCCAATCGAAATCCGCGAGGATGGCGTTTTGATTTATTCAACGGATAACACCAGTTCAGAGTTCTGGAACGGTTCAGGCGGTTCAGGCGTTGCGCCAACCTCAAGCGTGATTAAGCTGAATGCTGCCACCACTGGGGGGGTGCTTTCGATTTCTGGGATCAGCAACAGAGGCTCGACGCTGGCTAGTTTTTACAATCACGTTGCGACTGAATTAAGCCTAACCTTAGACACGAGTTATGCGTAAATGGCTGGCGTAAACTACAACACCGATACCACGATCAGCGATGAGCAGGTGAACGATTCGCCTGTTGAAGTTCGTCTCAGCGTAACGGTTGAGATTGACACAAACGGAACGCTGACAGTCCGCTCGCTGACGGTAGCCACGACAGCTTCAGAAGTTGAAATTTATAGCCCATAAATGGCACAAGCAACCACTAGAAACGAGCCACTGATTGACTTTGCGGCTGATACTGCCAAAGCCGCAAACCTGTTGCTACAAATCAGTGGCACAACGCTGAGAGTCATTAACCGGATTCAAACCGGAGTGGCAGCCGCAACGGTGAGAACGCCTGAACTGCTTCAGTTGCAATTAGCGCCTGCGTTCCCAATCAAAAAGGTTTTCAGCGAGTATGAATTCAATACGCCTTATCCAGACAGTGTCACACTCGCGCAAGAAACAAAATATGTGGAAGTCCCCAATCTAGGCTATGGGGAAGAACAAGGTTATGACGCACTGTCAACAATTGAAGAGAAAGTCATTGAATATTTAAGAGCCATTTTGCAGAGCGAATCCGCGCCAATCTGCACGGCTCGCGTTTTTGGCATCAAAGACACTTGGCTTCTTGGCTACCGAATCATCTGCATAGACGAAAAGCAAAGCATCAAAGCCACCATCACCATAACTTCAATTATCTATAGCTTTGATTCTGAGGAAACCACGATTAGCGGACCAACCGAAATCGACTTTGTACGGAAAGAATGAAGATTATCTACACCAATTTAATCACTAGCGTTACCAGTTCAGCGACTCAATTGTCCAGCGATTATGCAATCGCCAAAGTCGAGAACAATTATCCAAAGCAGCCTTACATTGCTGATGCAGCAACCGCAACAATTACCGTTACTTGTCCAGGTGCAGAAGCCATTTTCTTTAGCTACTTGGCTGAAGCTGTGATGGTAACATTCAAGGATTCTGGTGCAAGCACCTTATCAACAGAAACGTACTCGAACACTTACACTTTGAGCGAGCAATACCTGCTCAATGAGAAAACCCACTGGAATGATTCAGTTTTTGTGGATTGTCCAGCAACCACCAACACGGTTGAGATTGCTTTAACCAATTCAACGGACGTCAAAGGAAGCCTGGACGGATGGGTTACGGCAAGCAGTGGACAACTCGGCAGATTACAAGCGAGTGCTGCAAACATTTATTTTGAAGATTACCCACAAATCAAACTTGGAACCTTTGTCTCTGATGGTGTTTTCACGGAGCAGCTCAACCGGATTACTGGGGATGGGACAGGCTCAGAAGATTTGCAGTTAACCGGAAATGGTGGCTCAAACTTTACGGTTTCTTCAATGAAGTTGCCGCTCATCGTCAACACGATCCGAGCCGGAAAAGTTCTGGAAACCTACAATCCAAACGTAGGAATGTCGATAAGCCGAGACTCGCTAGGAATCAAACAAGAACGTGATTCAGGTTTGGTTTACCGATTGGGTGAAATTCGCAGAAGATTCAGCGGTTCAGTGCAAGTCTTAGAATCCGAGAGAGACACAGCAACCAAAGTCTTTGCTGGCTTACGAATGCAACCAGTGGCGGCTCAGATTCTAGGCTACCAAACCAACACCGCAGTATTTGGAAGTTTCTTTGAGCCTGCCTCAATTGCCTACAGTTACCCAGGTTCTCAAATCTATGACTACAACTTTATATTTGTTGAGCTAATTTAATGTCACTACTTAAAACAAACGAAATCCAGAATTACAACGGTTCGAGTCTCACTCTAACTGCCAGCACGGTTTCCACTTCTGCACAGTTAAACACGGGCGGAAATATCAGCGTGACGGGTTCTTTAAACGTGTCAGATGATTCAACCACAAGAACCAATTTAGGATTGGGAACGATTGCCACACAAGACTCAGATTCAATCACAGTTACTGGTGGAACGGCAACACTAGGAGCCTTGACCGTTAGCGGTTCAGATTCTGGTGATTTAGTAAGGATTACACAAACAGGCAGCGGAAATGCGCTAGTAGTCGAGGATGAAACAAATCCAGACAGTACGCCTTTTGTGGTAAATACTGACGGAAGAGTTCTTGTCGGAACAAGTTCAGAAGTGCCAACTTTCGGCTTAAATGGCGGATTTCAAATTTTTGGAGATAACGCAAGTAAAGGCTCACTTAGTTTGAGGCGTGGTTCAAATGATGCGCAGGGTGTTTTTGTAACAATTGTTAAGTCTCGATCTTCAACTGATGGCACAAGTGGGGTTTGTTTGAACGGTGACGAAATTGGCAGAATCATTTTCCAGGCCGCTGATGGTAATGACTTAGCTTCGTCCGCATGTGAAATCGCAGCTATAGTTGATGGGTCCTGTGGGACAGATGACACACCTGGCAAACTAGTATTTAAAACTACAGCAGATGGTGCAAGTGCGACTACTGAGAGAATGAGTATAAATAGTTCTGGTGCTGTAAGTATTGTTGGTTCGCTTTCAAAAGGTTCTGGTTCATTTAAAATTGACCATCCTATGCCGGAAAAAACAGATACTCATCATTTAGTTCATTCATTTGTTGAAGCACCACAAGCAGACTTAATTTATCGTGGCAAAGTAGACTTAGTTGATGGTTCTGCAACCGTGAATATTGATACCGCTGCTGGCATGACTGAGGGAACCTTCGTTGCGTTGAATCGTGACCTTCAATGTTTTACTTCTAACGAAAGTGGCTGGACAAACGTTCGTGGAAGTGTTTCTGGAAATATCTTAACCATTGAAGCCGAAGATAATAATTCTTCAGACACGATTTCGTGGCTGGTTATTGGCGAACGGCAAGACCAGCATATGTATGACACCGAATGGACGGATGAGAACGGAAAAGTAATTGTTGAGCCATTAAAAGAAATCGAAGCACTTGAAACCACTTAACAAGGCCGAGAAATGGCAGCAGAACCGAACACAATGATTCAATTAGTCCAAGATTTAGGTTTTGGCATGGCTTCTCTCACCTTCAGCGGTTGGTTGATCGTGTTTCTTTTAAGAGGTTTTGAAAAAGAAAGAAACATTTGGCTAACTAAGGATTCTGAAAGTGATATTCGCGTCAGCGAGCTATTACGGGAAAATTCACAACTTCAACAAGCCACAACAGAAAAACTTGCGAACCTTCAGGCCGCGCAGTCTCAGCAGCTTTTAGCAGTTCATGAAAAGCTCAACACAACGCTTACTAATATGACGGTTGCGATTAGCGAACTAAGTCAGAAAATGGATAATCTAAAAAAATGAAACCGCTTCTCACAGGCTTGGCTTTGCTGCTTTCAACGTCAGCTTTTGCTTTGCCTGTTGAGTACAAGACTTTGCATCTCGTTTCATGGGCTTACCAATGCTCACTTCGACTTGCTCCCACCTATCAAATGCAAGGCATGACCAGTAATCTCGCCATCCAATCCGCCATTCAGCTTTGCAGTTGTGTGATTGACCACTACCGAGAGAACCATAGATATGTAGACCTTCAACTGATGCCTTTGCCACAGAGAGAAGCGTTTGGCGAAATGTATTCTCAAGAATGTGTGGACTACCCTGAAAAGGAGACTTGATGGCTTACGTTGATCATTCTGAGCATTTCTCACGAGACGAGCTGAAGTGCAAGTTTACTGGTGAATGTGGCATGTCCGAAGTCTTTTTGACGAAGTTGGAAACATTGCGGCAGCACTACGGCAAGCCAATCAGACTGACTTCAGCCTATCGGTCTGTGGAGCATCCGGTTGAGAGAGCCAAAAACAAAAACGGATCAAAGCCAAGCGGTTATCATGTATTAGGCCGAGCAGTGGACATAGCATGCTGGAATGGTGACGGTGCGCGACTTCTTCAGATTGCTATCCAAATGAATTTATTTGGTGGCTATGGCTTCTCATTTACCGGAAGCAATCGCTTCCTGCATTTAGATGACAGAGAAGATTTGATGATCTGGAGTTACTAATGGAAGGATTTTTGGAGATTTTCAATCAGGCGGTTGATTCTGGCGGACTCGAACTGATACTTGCAGCGACAGGCATGGGCGCGGCTGTTCCAGGCGTTTTATTGTATAAAAAAATCAGAAAAGCAAAAAAACTGAAGGAGCAACTGCTAGGCTAGTGGCGGTTTTCAAATATTGCCACTTGTTGGAAGTGTCACGATTCCTCTGAAGGTGGCTCCCCAAGCTGGACTCGAACCAGCGACCCAATGATTAACAGTCACCTTAGTTCTTTCGGCTGTAGGCTAGATGAATGCTGGGCTTGCGGCTTTCGGTTTTTTTCTTTGAAACAGTGTTTTGTGGCGAGTTTCCTAACTTATTTACCAAGTCCACCTGCTGTAAATGGTCACTATTTAAATAAGACATGGTTGTTTGAATGCTTTCATGTCTTAGTAGCATTTGAACATGCACCGGATTCGCAGACTCACCGGAAAGCAGTTCAGTCGCAACCGTAGAACGAAACGAATGCAACGGTTTCGCGTTTTCTATTCCTACCTTTAGAAGCGCCTTCCTCATGGATTTGGTCAAATCCCCAAGGCTTGAATAAAGCGGCTGACCTCTGCCGTTGTCCAAAACGTATTTCTCGCCTTGAATATCCTGCGCCTGAATAAATTCTTTTAAATCTTCAGCTATTGGAATGATTGCGTCTTTCCTGCCTTTTACCTTCCAATCTCGAGTTGAGCGAAGTTCGATTCGGTCTGGGTAAACGTTGTCCCATTTTAACGCCAGCAGCTCACCACCACGCATTCCGGTATAGCGCAAAAACCACCAGGCCCGAAGCAGAACCAAGAACCGTCTTCGTTTGGTTTCGTTCCAGCCTTGTTCTAGGTGTTGCCGCAAATCTTCGAGTTGTTGCTGAGAGAAGACAGCGGGCAGAGGTTTCGACGAGCGAACGCTTTTGACTTTGATGGCTGCTGGAATTTGGCCTTGCTCCCAAGACCAGTTAAGAATTGCTCGAACCGCCCGAAGGTAAGAGTTGCAGCTATGGTCATTCAGTCCAGCCTTACGAAGAGCCAAAACGAACTTGTCTGTCAATTGAGAGGTATGAAGTCTTATACGATAATCACCAACTACTTTTTGGTAGCGAAGCAATTGCTGCCGATACTTACCAACCGTCCGCTCATCACGATTCGCCTGTACATGCGCCAGGAACAAATCCAACAACTCACTGAAAAATAAACCTTGTTCATCTGTGAGCCTCTCGACTTCTCGCGTCAGCCGCTCTTTGAGCTTCAAGAATCGCGCAACCAGCAAGGCGTTCAACTGGTCAGGCTCTAAGTCCTGCGCTTCCACAAAACGAATCAGAACTCTGCGATAACGCTTCTTGTTAATCCATAGTTGACCAACATAAGCCTTTTGCCGTTGGTCATGGACGATTTCGTTTTTGTGGCTCAAATTTTATATTTGGTTATGTGAATATATGTGTGAATTAATTGGGGGGGGGTAGCTTTTTTGTAACACAATGAACAAAAGAAGAGAAGGCTAG